CGTATACTTGGGCAATGTGGGCTCGCGATGCTGGCACGACTGCGGACTTCAAGAACCTGAACCGCATTCGCTTCAGTGAAATGGGTACACCCGAAATGGTGCCAGAGGGCAAGGAGTATCCTGAAGCCGCGATGAGCGATGCCAAGGAAGTCTACAAGGTCAACAAGTACGGCAACATGTTCACCGTGACTTGGGAAACCGTTGTCAATGACGACCTTGACGCAATCAGCCGCATTCCTGCAATGCAGGGTGCAGCGTGCCGACGCTTGCAGAATCAGGCCGTTTACGGTGTTCTGACTGCTAACGGAACAATGGCAGACACTGGAGCACTGTTCAACGCAACAGCCCAGACAACTGCCGGCGGTCACGCAAACCTTGCGACTGGTGCTGGTGCTCCGAGTGTCACAACTCTGAACACTGCCTACATCAGCATGATGACGAAGAAGGGCTTGCGTTCGGATGTGATTCTGAACATCCAGCCTGCATTCCTGATCGTACCAGCGGCAATCAGTGCAACAGCACTGCAGTTGCTGGGGTCTATCGCTGATCCGTCTGTGGGTGGTTCTGCGGCTGGCAACAGCAACACCAAGAACATCTACGGGCCGAACGGTGATCGACCGCTGAAGGTTATCGTTGAGCCACTGTTGGATGCTGCAAGCTCAACAGCTTGGTACTTGGCAGCCAACAACAGTCAGGTTGATACGGTCGAAATTACCTTCCTTGAAGGCGAGCAGTCTCCAGTCCTTGAAAACGAATGGGACTTCGACAAAGACGTTTACAAGTACAAGGTTCGCCAGACGTTTGGCGTTGCTGCCATCGACTTCCGTGGCCTGTACAAGCACGCCGGGGCTTAATGCTTTGATGACATGAGACCGTCCGGCCGGTCATGTGATCGGCCGGACTTTTGAAAGCACTCCACAACGTAGCGGAATGCGAAGACCGTTGTTTTGAAAGGTTACACAGATGGCAGGCATTCAGGACTTTCAGGAATACGTTGACGACTTCTTTGGAACGTCCGCAACGTTTCCAGTATCAGCCGACCCGGCAACACCGTGGCTCGTAGTCGACACGTCTTCGGCAGGCGCTCCAACCTATGTCCGCAACGCATCAAACGCCGTTCTGACATTGGCCTCGACATCAGAAGTTGAAAACGTCTGTTTGGCTCACGGCGATGCCTTGAGCTTCGACATTGATGATTTGCTGTCAGCCGAGTTTCGCGTCAAAGTTACAGGGTGCACGAGCGGAACCACAATCAGCTGGGGAATGGCATCAGCCCGCAATGATACGCCAGCGTCAATGACCGCTCTGGCATTGTTCCAGATGGTCGGGGCTACCAGCACGACAGACGTCACGGTCGAGACTGACGACAACGTGACTGACACGGCCCCGGTGTCATCAGCCACAGCACTGAGCACGACCTTCAAGCGTTTTGTGATTGACTTCAGCAACAAGAGCAACATCAAGTTCTACATTGATGGCGTTCAAGTTGCACGGTCAACAACGTTCACGATGGCCGGTTACAGCTCCGGGCTGCAGCCGTTCATTCAGATCCAGAAGACGTCTTCAGCCAACACAGACGCAGTCACCATTGACTACGTCAAAATCATTGCGAAGCGAACTCGATGAGCTTAGCGGAACGGATCGTAACCGATGCGGCAGGTGTCTTTCTTCAGGAAGGTCACTTCCGGGAGCAGGTGACATACCACCCGCATCGGTTCGGTACGCCCGCAACACCGCGCACAATCTGGGCAGTGGTGATTCGCAATCAGGTGTCAACCTTCAATCCAGACGAACAGATCATTCCAGAGTTTGAAGTCAGAGTTGCCAACAGTGCCACAACGGGCATCAGCAGCGAAGAGCTAAACGTTGGCGGTGATCAGATCAAGTTCCCCGTCAGGATCGGTGAAACAGCAACAAAACGTTCCGTGCAGTTGCTGTCGGAACATGACGAAGGGATGTTGGTGCTTATATGTCGCTGACACTTCAAACGCCTGTTGTCTCGCGGATCTCAGATGAGATCTTTGCTCGGCTTCAGGTGTTAGTGTCGGGAAGTGCTGGGGCGTATTCGTTCGTCAATGCTGTCAGGCCAACGAAACTGGCGACGTACACGCCGCAACACGGATTGATTGTTTTGACTCGTGGCGAAGTGGCAAGAGTTCCAGAGATCGACTGTCCGGGAAATCCGCCAGCGGTCGGAATGCAGCAGACGTTTTTGATTCGTGTTCACATTGCTCCGAGCGAAAAAGACGCAACAGCGGTCGAGGTGTACGAAGACGTGATGGAGGCCGAGATACACAAGGCCATCGTCAACGATCCAGCAACATGGCACACGTTCGGGGATCTGGCAATCAATGCAGATCTTGGAGCACAGCAAACAGTTGTTTCTGACGGTGGGTACGACGGCATGGCTATTCCATTGACAGTCACGTATCGAGTCACGGAAGGCGACCCATACACGGTGCGGGCATGATCGAAATCGAGATCAACGCAAAGCAATTGAGGCGACTGCGAGAAGCGGTCGGTAAGTCAAAAAAGAGCATCAAGAAAGAACTGGCTGGAGCGATCAACGCGACCAGCAAGAAAACAAAACTTCAGGTCGGCCGGGACATTCGAAAGACGGTCAATCTGAAAAAGGATGAGGCGGAACGGCCGCTGAGTTTGCGAGCGACGGCTACAGAAGCAAATTTGGTTGCAGTGGTGTCACTGAAGAAAACGAAACGGCTGGGACTGAGGCACTTTGGAGCACGACAGGACAAACGAGGCGTCTCGTACAAGATCGGCAAAACCAGCGGACGGTCAAGAGTCAACGGAGCGTTTCAAGGGCCAAAGCCGGGCGTGATGAAGATGAGCTGGAAGGGAAATGCCTTCAAGCGAGTCGGAAAAGAACGGTTGCCGATCGTCATGCTGAAAGGTGTTTCGGCATTCGGAGCATACGCCAAGAACGACCTCGAAGGGCCACAGGTCAAAGAGATCAACGCCGAGTTGTCGAAGCAAATGGAACGCAGGATCAATTTGAACATTCTTCGGGCCAATGGCCTTGTCAAAACATAGGAACACACGATGCCATTGCTACGACGAAAATCAGTCTTTGCTGCCAAGGTTGAGGGAACGATTGGAACTGCCGAATCATTGACGGGCGCGGAAGGTGTCTTCAATGCTGAGGATTTCAACATCCAGCCGAATATCGCCATGACGCGGCGCGAGGGTCAGGGCGGGTTCAACTATCTTGAATCAATGCCGGAAGGAATGACCGGAACCTGCACGGTGAAGATGGGGCTAAGCTACAACGGAACGGACATTCCGACATGGGCGTCAGTCTTGCTTCCGGCGTGTGGTTGGGTTGATGCAGCAGGAACGTTTTCACCTAAAACGGAAGGCCCGGGCAGCAACGTCAAGACGATAACGATCGGCCACTACAAGGACGGTAAGCGTGTTCTGTTGTCAGGTGCGATGGGAACGGCAAAGTTTGTTCTTCCGACCGGGAAAACAGCCTATGTGGAATTCACATTCACTGGCAAATACTCCAGCAACGAAACCGACACGGCCCTAATCACTCCGACTTATCCGACTGTCCTGCCGTTGCGATTTGCAGCCGGTGCGTTGACGTGGGACTCTGTGGCACTCTGCACGTCGAACGTCGAAATTGACCTCGGCAACTCGGTCATCATGCGTGAATGCGTGAATGCGTCCGACCGCTCTGGCTATGTGTCGGCATTGGTCACGAATCGTGCACCAGTCATCACAGCGGATCCAGAATCGGTTCTGGTGGCAACGCAGGACCGAGACGCCCATTGGCTCAGCAGTCTGCCGTATTCGCTTGTTGCTCGCGTCGGTGCGTCAGGTTCGGCTATCACGTTTACGGCAAGCAAAGCCCAACTGGAGAACAAGCAGCAGGGCAATCGAAACGACATGCTCACCGACGATCTCACTTGGCTGGCAACAGCTGGAAGCAGCGTCGATACAGAACTCACCATTGCATTTGATTGAAAGCGGTTATGCCTCGAAGTTTGGATCCGAAGTCACAATTGACGATGGTTCTGGCGTGTGACGTCGACAAGACGCCACAACCGAAGATATTCGCCAAAGCTCCAACATTGAACCAACAGCGAAAGCTAATCGGGCTCATGGGATCACTGGAAGGCGGAGATCTTGGAGCCAAGTTTGATGCCATCATCGACGCGGCGTTCTCGTGCATTACTGGATGGGAAAACATCGAAATCCAATTCAGCCGTGAAACGCTAGGCGACGTGTTGAGCCTGGACGAATTAATGGAGGTGTTTACATTCCTGATTTCGGCCACGGTGCCAACGGTTGACGATAAAAAAAAGTCAGAGTAGCCGCACTGGTTCGGTGCGGTGAACTCTGCAAATCATGCGTCGGGAAATGTCGTGACATTGTTTCCGAACAATTTCCGGCAGAGATGGAATGTCCGGCGTGCGGCGGTGAAGGATGCGAACACTGTGAAGACGGCTGGTTTGTGGTCAAAGAGTGCCCGTCAAAGTACATCGGGCAAGAACTGATTTCGGATATTTCGATTGTGTCAGCGTCTGAGAATCATCTGCCGGTGGCGGGTGGCTTGCTCGATCAGTCAGCATGGTGGTTTGAACTCAGGCAACTGCTGAGAAGCGAAGAACATCGAATCACTGAAGAACAAATGAAACGGCGGGACTGATGTCAACGAACGGCATTGACTTTGTAATCGGCGGAAAGGACAAGGCAGCCCCTGCCATGACTTCCGTGGAGAAGTCTTTGCAGCGTTTGGAGCAGAAGACCGAAAGCGTAGCCGCGTCTACAAAGAGGCTCGCAGCAGTCGGGACAACGCTGGCGGCGGCATGGGGGCTGGTTAAAACCGCACTGGCTGCCATAGGCGGGCTTGACAAGATCAACGCAGCCTATGACGCACAGACGGCAGCGGTGAAGCGACTGAATTCCGCTCTGGCTGTTCGAGGTCAACAGGCGGCATCGGCAGCAATGCAGCAGACCGCCAAGGACCTTGAGAAGCTAACCGGCGTTTCGGATCAAGCTACACTGGCGCTGATGCAGACCGCTCAGTCGATGGGATTTGCCACCGACAAAGCGGACGACGCTGCCAAGGCCGCTTTGGGGCTTGCTGAAGCCACCGGGAAGACTGCCGAGCAATCTCTTGGCGATATGAAAGCCGCCTTGGAAGGCAACTTCGAAGCGTTCCACGGAATCAATCCGCAGATCATGTTCATGCGGTCGAATCAGGAGAAACTGGCGGCAGTGATGGCGATTGCCAATCAGGGACTGCAGCAGCAATCGCAGGATATGGGAACCGTTGCGGGTTCTGGCCGTCGTGCTGACTCCGCGATGGGCTCACTCATGGAATCGTTCGGAAAGATCATTGCACCGATTCGCGTGCTAATCAATGCCGGGCTCCAGCAACTGGCGACCGCGTTAGATTCGCTACTTGTCCCGATCGTCCAGTACGCCACGAGTGTTCTGGAGAACATCGGCCCGATCATGGAGTGGGTGCAGGGCAAAGTTGTCGCGGCAATCAATGTGATGATCGGAGCGTTCACGTTCTTCGAAGTCATTATGACAAATCTCGGCAGCGTTTGGGAGATCGTCAAAGCGTCGGCTGAGTTGGCGATGATCAAGATCAGTGAATCGGTGATGCACACGCTGACGAAGGTCATCCCGGCGTATGCTATGTGGTTTGGCGAGAACTTTATTAACCTGATCAAGGACGCATTTAACGGCGTTATCGCGGTCATCACAAACGCTGGCCGCATCATCGGCGAAATGGTTTACCAGATCTTTGCGTTCATTGCCTCGGGTGGTGAAGGCGGAATTGAAGGGCTGATGTCCGGGCTGGGAGAAGCCGCCAGCATCAGCCTGCTTGATGGCTTCAAATCGTCGCTGACGTCACTGCCAGAAATTGCAGCCCGACAGATCACGCAACGCGAAAAGGATCTTGCCGACAAGATTGGGGCGGTAGGCGGTAGGCTAGGGCAAGAGTTCAGCGACAAGATGAGCGAACGAATGGTCGGAGTCGGGACAACGCTCGGAGATGAGTTGTCCGCGGCTTCAAATATCGACTTGAAAGGTCGGCCAGCCGTAATGATGCAAGGCATTCCAGCAACAGAGGGGCGACTGCTTACACGAGGTCCGGGAACGCGATTGCCCGACATCATGCAGCAGATCCTACAGGAGTTGCGAAAGAAGCCGAACGAAAAACCGAAAATTCTTGTTCGACTGGATGACGATCAGAACAGATTGCTTCAGGCAGTTGCTGCTAATACGCAAGGCAAACTGCAAATGGAGGCGATTGCATAATGGCAGCCCTTAGCGTCACTCAAATGTGGTCGAAGGAAGGCGGCTCAGGCGAGTCGGAAAAATACGATAGCTTCGCCACAAAGTTTTCGCACACTGAAGGGTTTCAGGTTGTAGCCGCACCGGGAGACAGTGCAGAGGATGTTCTAAGTGCGATTGATCCGACATCGGGCGTCAAAGTTCCAGATTACGGCGCGCGGCATCGATCCGGGGCGGACTCGTTTGTAAAGTCAAAAACGGCTGAACCAGTCGGGCCAATTTTCTGGATGGTTCTGGTGAATTATGAAGGTTCGCGGTTTGACAGCAACGTTGATGTAGAATGGACCGACACAACATCATCAGAACCGATCGACCGAGATTATTTTGGCAAAGCAATTGTCACTGCAAACAATGAACAGGTTGAGGGGCTGACGTACGAGCTGTCTGATTCGATCTGCGTGATTCGCCGGAAGTTCTTCGTTTTCAATGCCTATACGACCAACGTCTACAGGCACGCAACTAACTCAGACACGTTTCTTGGATGGCCACCAGGAACCGCACGGCTTGTTGGGTACTCTGCCAAAAATCAATTCAAGTTCGGGCAACCTCTCGAGCAATGGGACGTGACGGCGCGAATCCAGTTTCGCGTGCCGTACATGGGAGCGACTCCAGAACAGGCGTGGCACAAGCGTTGGAGGCATGAAGGGCTTTATGTGCGGACGGAACCGCCTTACGTTTTTGGTGAAGATGCCATACCAGTAGAAAGATGGCCAATCGCCAGAGCAAGAGACGCCAACGGACAGGAAGTCACAAAGCCGGTTCTGCTGAGGCAGGATGGAACTCAGCAAACGAACCCAGATTTGGCATATTTTCAGTACACGCAGCTTTACGGATCACTCCCATACTCAGCATTGGGCCTCACATAAATGGCAAATTCATTCCGGTTTTCGTCACAACTTCAGTTTTCTCGATCAAGTGTCGTCGTCAGGAATCCGCCGATCAAGGTGGTGGAAAAAACAACGACGTCCGAACTGAACACAGATAACGTGCAGATCGTGGGGACAACTCACGAGGTCATTGCGGCGGGTGACGTTACGGACTCAGCGGCGTGTCGAATCGAAAACCTTCACGCCACGGCAATCATTTCTGTCGGCGGTGACTCTGCTGGATCGTTTGTCAAGTGGTTCGACGTTCCACCAGGTGAGGTTGCATATCTTCCACGAGTCGGTACGCTCGCGTCGACGTATTTGGATTCCGACACAGCGTCAACTCCAGTGCAGATCACCCTGATTAAAGTGGCGTCATAATGGACGCAATCGGTGTTCTTCCTCCGGAGCAAATGCGAGAGCTGTGGCAGTGGCATCTGTCGCAGAAGCAACTGCCCGCGCAGCTCACGAAGAACTTTCCTATACGCCGACCGATTGATGAGCCGTCCCCACACCGCGCGTTTATCTATAACACAGGCAGCGAGATCATTCCGGCGTTTGCCTGCGTTCGAGTCGTAGGCACTCGTGAAATCAACAACATCACGGCAATTGACGTTGAAAAGCCAACGTCAATTGAAGGCGAGTTTCTTTTTAACGGCCCCTATCCGATTGCCGTTCCGTCATCGACAGAGCCGGGCGTCGGCTGGGCATATCGCCACGGTGTTGTGACAATGCTGGGTGATGTGCCAACAGAACCGGGGGCAGCGTTTGGGCCGATCGTTGGATCATGGGAGATTGAAGAGGGCGGGGATAAGTTCGTCGTATTTGGGCGGCACGATTTCAGCGATCGGGCGTTGGTTGGGCGGTTTAATGGGGGTGGTGCGGGCGGCACGCACGAAATCTGGTTCGAAGTTCTTTCGGTCGCATGCGACGCCGATGGCAGGAAAGTATTATACTGCGAGCCAGTAGACTACACGGGTTCATGCACTGGAAGCATCCCCGGCGAGGACGAATACGGCAACGTCGAGGTAACGGCAAAGTGCGATGGCCTTGACCCGTATCCGGTTGAGTGGCTTGAGGCTGGCGGCAGAGTCGGGCGAGCTACTTGGTTCTTTCCTCGTGGTGCGGAATACTGCGAGGCAAGATGGCTTCTCGACAAGATCTGCGGTAGTCCTCAGTGTGGGGGCGACTAATGGGGCCGAACTTTTGGGAGCCGGGCGGGTCTGATCCGATACATAAATGCGATGAGCGAGTTTCGAATACTTGCAGCGATGAGACTGATGGCTGCTGTGGCCTGATCGCTTGTGATTACTGCGTCACATGGGAACCAGAAACAGGCGCAGGCGACACGGCAGAAACAACGTTCGCCACGAACAGTTGGTCCGCCACAATTGCCGGTGCCGCATGGCTCGGGTTTTGGGAACGTGCCTACGAAACTGGCGAATGTGAATTCGTCGTCACGCTGGATGGCGTCGAGATCTACCGCAAGTCATGCTACGAAGGCCAAAGCTGCCGAGACTCAAGCGATTCAGCCGGGGCAACGATCAGCAGCGTGTCTGGTGTCATTTCATGGACAAAGTACGAGAAGCGGCCGCTCCAGTACGTTCAGGACGAAGAGACAAATTGCACGGTGCATTTTTGCGACGATTGCGAATGCAGCGCAGAATGCCTTTGCGTAACCATCACCGAACCAGACACGACCGAAACGAAGGGCGAGATTTGCGACACGGCCTATGATTGCGAGCCGCCATTGTGGGCTGGAACGGTCGGCGCATTCGAACTGTCGATCGCATTGGGCCGCGATGAATACGGACGCTGCATCATCACGGGGACGGTCGGCGAGGAAGAAGCGGAACCTGTTTTGTTTCCGGGGTGTGCGGATGCGTCGGCGACGATTACGCTTTATGACGGCACGACAATTGAGGTGACAGCCAAGAAGTGCGGATGTGCAGCGTCAGAGGGATGCCCATGCTGCCCTGGTTGGCCACTGGAAAAATCGGCCAACATTTATTTTTCGTCGATCGAAGAATCCGTCAACGATTGCGTGCCGATAATTGCGTTACAGGAATACAGCGACACGTTTGGGTGTACCGGAACGGCCCTGAACTATCCAATTTTTCAAAATGTTGGCAATTTGCTGTTCGTCAGGGTAACGTGTGATCCCGAAACTCTTGAATGGATTGTTGAATACAAGTCACTGGCTACAGGAATGGTGGCGAACGATCCGGATACAGGAACATGGGTTCCGGTGGTTTATGATTTTGTTTGCCCGGACTGTGCGGACGCGATTGATGGCGTGGCGTACGGGTCATTTGATTTTGTGGCTGTCCATGCTTGCGAGACATCCGGCGGGCTTGTGACGTTCAATGTTTTGGTTCACGCTGACGTAGAGGTGCAATGCGTATGAGAGAGATAATCGTTGTTGCAATGGTCGCATGGCTTGCCGTGATATTGGCCCCCGTTTGTTCCAGCGTTGTCAGTGCCGGGGTTCGTCACGAGTGGCAAGAAATGCAGGAAAGTAACGAGGCATTTAACGCACTGTTGATTGAAGACGTGAAGCGACAGAGGGCAGAGAATGCCGCCGCAAGCCATTGATTCTCTGGCGTTTCTCAAGAGCCATGCCGCTGCATCACGCGAGGCCCGTAGAGAAGAACGCGCAAAGAATCCACAGGCTGCAAGACGTGCGGCAAAGTCCTGCAAACCAAAGCCACCTCGTGAACCAGTCGGAACAGCACTCGCTGCACGAATCGCAGGACTCATTGGCATCAAGGCAGGCAAGGGCTGCAACTGCAAAGATCTTGCGGCAAAGATGGATGCGTGGGGCGTTGTTGGTTGCGAAAAGAACCGTGCGGACATTGTTGCGGCACTGCTTAACAACTCTGATGTGCTAAAAGTGTCGCTGGCTAAATGTGCGATTGCCTATACGAAAGAAGAGGGTATCTGGGCGTCATGCTCGACAGCAAAAAAGCTGTTCAAGGACTGGCGAGACGATAAGGACGTCGAAGCGGAAACGATGCTTCTTGGAGCCAACTGGCTAATTGACAAAGCCATTGAAGACGCAAAGGCAATGGCCCCACCTCCACCGATTCGACGACAGCCGAAACCGAGACAGCCAAGACCACCACGAGAGCCACGCCAGATCTCTCAAGCCGGAGCAAAGCGTTTCCTCGGTTCGCTCAAGAAAGAGCAGGACCGGCTTTTTGCAATCAATCAACAAGCCCCACCACCGCAGCCAGACCCGTTCGTCGGCACTCCTGTCATTCACTTCGGTGCTCACCTGTGGCCGGTCAAAGGCAACTGGCAATGGCATGTAGACCTGTGGAATCAGCAGGCACGGATAATCAACGGGCGGTCATTCGTTGGCGTGGCAATCAGCCCAGAGACAGACTCATTCGAAACGGTCCGTGCTGCTTTGCATCCGTCGATCGAGGTTCGGCAATTCGCGAACACATCGGAAGGCGAGAACCATACCTTCCGCTGGTTGCAGGAAGTCGTTCCACAAGGACAAGACGATATCCTGATTTATTGTCATGGCAAGGGCGTCAGGCAGCACACAGCGGCATCTGAGGCGGTTCGGCGATGGTCTGAGGCGATGTATCAGACTGTCGTTTTTAATCACCAGCGAATCATTGAAAAGCTCGCAGCAGGGTATCGCAACGTTCATTCATTCCGGACATTTGGGACGCGGCCGCTGAGCCCTATCAATCGCTGGCATCCGTCTGGAACCTACTTTGCGGTTCGGGCTAAGCATCTGTCAGGCAAGCCAGTCAAAGTTCGGTACGGCGGCGTTGAGGCATGGTGCGGTGATCACTTCAAGGCGAGTGAATCATGGTGTGAGTTCTTTGACAACTCGATGTTCACAACGCTGTATGATCACAAGGCGAGCACCGAACAGGTTGCCCCGGCATTGGTCGAATGGAACCGATTACAAAGGTACGAACGATGACGCCACGAGAGTGCATGAAACTACAACTTGATCGATGGTTCGCGTGCACTCTTGGGTGCGCGGAGCTTGAGGAAATCGGGCGAAAGGTACTGCTTGACTTGTGCAAACGAGACATGTGGGATTCGTGGCTAAGGAGATCAGACTACACGTCCAGGCCAAACGATGATGATGGCATAAACAACTGGTCGCATTTGCATTGGGCCGGTGAATATTACCCTTGCAGATTTGCGAGGTTTGCGGAGTTTCACGAGTCTGATAAAAACATATTCAAGGTCACTCAGGAATTTATCGACGCAATGCACTTCGCGGAGAATGTCTAATGTGCAGCACATGGGGCAGGAACTTTTGCCGACAATTGCCAGAGGGCAGCATCAAGGATAAGCGAGTCCTCGAAGTCGGAGCGACTGACGTCAACGGATCGTGTCGTCCGTGGATCGTTTCGCAGTTGCCATCCAGTTACGTCGGGACCGACATGGCAGCAGGCCCGAACGTCGATCTGGTTTGCCGTGGCGAAGACCTGCCGTCTACTGTCGGGGCTGAATCGCAGGATTTGATTATCTGCACGGAAGTTCTCGAACACGTCGAGGACTGGTGGGCGTTTCTGGATTCAGTTTGGTACACGCTAAAGCCTGGCGGGATTCTGTTGTTGACGACTCGCAGCCCCGGATTCCCACTGCATAATTACCCGTCCGACTGGTGGCGGTTTACCGTCCGCGACATGCTGACGATTTTCGAGGATCAGGAGCTTCTGACAGTGACAGCCGATCCGACGACCGATCCGGGTGTGGGTGTGATCATCCGGAAGAAAGACAACGCACTGACATCTGTGCGAGCGTATTCGATGCAAGACCGTCATAGTTAGATGGCCGGTCCTGCGGATAAACAGCAGGGGCCAAAAACGCAGTCTGGGAAAGGCCAGTTCCGATCGGGGCTGGCCTACTGCGTTGCCAAATAATGCGCCCGCGCATTATTTCCCCTCCCGAATTCCCCGTTGACAGGCAGCGTTTTGCGACTTTCTGAAAATCTTTTCTATTTGTGTGATTTGGTGTTGCCCAATCAAACAGGATGGACGATACTTCTCTCAGTTGAACGCGACACGAATCAAACGCAAAGGGAAGAACGATGACAACTCTCCGAACAATCAAGACAATCGAAAATGACTACAAAATGAGCCATAACATTACTGGCGACGATCAGAACTGCAAGTTTGAAGCACTGGTCAACGGAGCGTGGAGAACGGTTTGGGTAACACCAACAACCGTCACTGTCGGCGGATTGGGGCTAATTGCTGGCTCGGTTGTTGATG